TGCTGCTGTATTTTCATTTTTACCCTTGATAATGGTTTCGGTTTTAGGTTGCGGGTGTTCTGCAGCCATATTTTTACTTGCTTTGTCTTCTCCTACTTGTTCGTGTGATTCGATTATTTTATTCATTTTAAAAAGTTGATTTTCGATTGGGGTGGGAGCGATTTTGGGCTCAGCGTCTATCGTTAATGTCAGTCCTTGGTTGTCTCTGGTCGCATAATCTGCGTGGGATCCAGGAAAGAAGAAATAGGCGTCCCAGATTCGTCTATTTTCGTAGTAAGTTGTTAAAGTATATGAAGGAAATTTCTTCAAAACAATCTTGCGGATCGTGTTGTATTCATCTTCTCCATAAAAGTAAAAACCTCGTAGTGCGGCGTTAATGTTATCTTGAGTTGCTTTGTGAATATCGTTATTATGTTTATTCAAGCGAACCCAATACATCATTTCGTACAGCGAGCTCTTTTCTGCCAAAGGGACATAAAATCCCCGGAGATAACCTGTCTTGTTTTTAAGAAAAGACAGATCAGCTAAAGGCTGAAAAGGTTTCGGATTGTCTGATTTATCAGCGGCAGTACAAGTCATTCCATGTGCGTTAATCCAGTTTGAAAAGGTCGTTCCATTAAATATCTCTATGATGTTGGCTGACACCGTTTGAACAGTGTCGTCTCCACCACGGATACCTCGATTCGTCCTCTCATAAGCAATAATATTGCTAATAAGGGGATGATTTTTAGATGTTATCGCGAGATATGCAGAGATATGTAACAGTTCGTTTATCGTTCCATTTTGCATGAAAGTCATAAATCGACCAGATGACATAGTTCCAGTTCCTCGGAAAAGCTTATTCATAAAAACATAGAAAGGAGAAGACTCCAATTCTAAAAATGTGTTATAACCAAGCTCACCAATTAGTGAAACTATTTCAGGTCGGATGTAGTCGAGGTCGATTTCGCATCCGATATATACGAGTATTTTCGCTATTGATCTATCAAAAAATTTGTAGTCCGAGTCAAATCCAATATTGGAGACTTCAAGGAGTTTTACAATCATTTCGTGCCAGTCTAAAGACAGGCGATCTATTTTAAGCGAAGTATATCCATCTTTCGTGTGATAGTGGGACATGACGTGAGTGTAATACATCATGCGTTCTAACAAAAGGTGAACTATATTTCCAGCAGCGAATAAACGCGGCTTTAATTGATCGTATATTTTGGTCTTTTTAATTCTTTCATCTTTTATCGTTAAGGTAAACGGAAGGAAAGGGACAATTCCCGAGCGTAGTGATTCTAGACTATTTTCAAAGTCTCTAGTAATCCGCGCTCCAGGGATAATTGTCTCTCCTTCTATAGTGAATAAATCCTTGCGTTTTAGGTTATGCGCAGTATAAGGATATCCAGCTGATGTTGTCATTTCAATTCGAGTATTTCCTGGCAGGTGTTCGATGCCATTGATAGTCTCATGGAAGGTCAGCAATCGGTTCTTCACTATGGATTTTGATTTAATACTGCGGTTTCGTTGTTTTAAGTATTCGGCGGCTTCAACCAATTCTCTCTCATAAAATTTGGGGTTTTGTTGATATCCCTCAAATAAAATTTGATAGAAATGGGAGCGGACGAACTCTGCATCTTTTCGCTGTTGAAGGCGAGGATCAGCAGGTGAGAGTGGTGAAGGTTCTGTTAGGACTTCTCCAAACATCCCAGAAATCGTTGAAGGTGTTAATTCGGTCTTAGTATTCTGGTATGCGGGGATTACGTCACCAACATATTCGAGTATTGAAGGTTCAGGCAGAAGTTTTTGCGTTCCGTCAGTGATTCCTTCCTGTGCGACATAAATTTGCGTTCGTGTCTTAATTGCTTCTTCGATTCCATTTCGTGTTACAAAATGGAATAAAGAATCCTTTTGAGAAGCGGCGATGTGAATGCCGAGAAAAGGATGTTCTTGAGTGTGGTTGGCAAAAACGCCAGTACCACACGAAGCATCGCGTGGAGTGTAGTTAGCTACAGCTGCTTGATGATAAAAAACATCAGCATTTTTCACACGCATTGTTAGCACCTGGTCATCTGTTACGATTCCAGTGTGTGTTGCAAATTGATCTTGATCATGTCGGTAAAACAGGGAGGATTCATAGTCGACTCGCGTAACTAAAAAGTTAGTGAGATCATATTCGGCATTCCAAAAATGGTGCCAAATTTTTGTTTCGGCATTGAATTGTTTAGGATCTAATTCATAAAGAATTATATCGTCTCGAATGGTTTTTCCATTAACAACATTGTAACCGTCTTTGAATTCGATTAGTCTACGACTATCAAACTCGAAGGTTTTGAGAGTACGGTTCCATGTTGATTTTGTGATTTCGAATTCACTGCGTTCAGGAACATATCTCAAAGAGTCGAAACTCTGAAACATATGTTTGACAGTAAGGATGTAGTGACCACCTATAAATAGGCAGTTAACTGTCCTCTGTCCGCAGCGAATAGTTCCGGTTGCTTTTTTAAGGATATTAATAAAAATATCACTTGATTGCGGGGCAGAAGGCACGTTGTTCAGTGCTTTTTGTGCAGCTTTAGCTGTTTTAGTGGTACCAGATTCCTCGTGAGAGAAAAACTGGGTGATTATATACAGTAGTCCACATGCACCAACAGTAATTAAAGCAGCTTTTATGGCTGATTTAAGTATCTTAGTGGCGCTTGACATAGCTAAATCGGCTGCAGTTAGATCTTTTGCAAATTCTGCCCAAGCTACAATAACACAGACAGGAGTTGCCCATGTGATTGCGGTTGAGAATGAAAGGCGGAATATGTTCATTAGATGTTCGTAGGCGTCGTTAAAACTAAAATTTAGTTTTGAAGTTACAATTTTAGTTTTTTGTTCGGTTAAGGCGGCGATTCTTTCTTTTTGACTTCCGGTTAAAGTTCGGAATTTTTCGTAGTCACTCTTGATATCACCAAGAATGGCGGGAAAAGAAGTGGCGGCTTTTGTACCGTCACCTGTTCCGGGTCGTGGGTCAAAATTAACAGGTTTGTCAAATTTAAAGATGTTCGAGGTTGCGGTGTTGACTTTGACTTTGAGTGTTTTAAAAGATGATTTCTTGGCGGCATCGATGAGTGTGAACATTTCAGATACTTGACGTAGTGAATATGCTCCAGACTTAACTTCATACTGGTTAGTATGTTTTACTAAATAAATCTGTTCTTCGAGATCATCGAGGTTTACCATTTTTTCTAATTCTAATCCTAGGTCAATACGGCGACGAATTGCTTCTTTACTATAAAGAAGCCCGGCTCCATAACTCTCTGTGTCGTTAGTACACATAACAATTATCTCGGGAACGGCAAACATTCCTTTGATTTCAACTCCAGTGATGTTAGCGGAGTTGATGCTATATGCAGCGGCAGTAACGAGAGCAATGATGTTTAGAGCTTCATCGCATTTAGTTTTATCTTGTCCGAGATCATCGAATAGAATTACACGTTTTCCAGACATACCGGTGGTATACTCAGAACGAGTAGACCACGTGTATGTAGTTTCCTTTACGGCAGCTAAGTAGTCAGGTTCTTTATCCAAACCTAACGCTTTGGCGACAATAATAGGCCAGATGGTAGACTTTCCTCCTCCAGGCACTCCGGATAAACAGAGTACTGTGGGTTCAAAAGGTCTATCAGTTGGTTCAGCAGGGTGGTTAAGCCCTTCTGAATGAGATTTTATATAACGTGAAAATTCCATCGAATATTGTTTTTGTTCAGTGGCATATTTTTCGGCGAGCAAGAGTACTTCGTAGTATTTCTTTCGAAGTTCTTCTATAGTCATTTCAGGATACAACGTCGGTGCTTGTTGTTTAGAACGCACTAACATGTATGCTATTTGAAGATCATTGATTGGGTTTCCAGGTGTATTAAGACGGGCAGCAAGCCAGTCTCGTGGATGTTTAATTCTTCCAGTCCACCATTCTACAACTTTTTCAATTGCAGAATTGAGATGTTTTGCTAGATCGAATGAAAGTTTGGTGGCAGATAAAATCGGTAAAACGGTTTTACAAAGTTGAGCCAAAAGGGGAATTCCTTTTGACATTGAGGTGGGGAATTTGGAGAATATGTTTGAAAATATTCCGAAAACTCCAGATTCAGAATCTGAATCAATTTGCTTTGTATTATTCGTAATTCGATTTATGAAAGTTTGATCAGATCGGGCAAACAATCCACTTTTGGTCTTGGCAAAAGGATCTATTGTAGAAAAAATTCCATAAGTTGATAGAAGATCGGCTTTAATGAAATCATAGATTTTAGCATTAAACATATATCTATGTTTTCCATCTTTTCCAATTGGAATCTTTTTAACGGATTCAGTTTCAAGAAGAGCCTTTCGGAGTATCGTTGTCATACTTCCGAAATGCTCTTTGTAAAGGAGATCGGCTTTTTGTCCATCGAGGGTCTCATGGTCATTTAGTTTCAAAAGCAATATACCCATAAGGCGTTCGAAATCTTTTATGGATTGTTTTTCACTTTGAATGAGGACAGATGTTAAATGTCCAATTCTGAGAAGTGACATTGCTGTATGTAACAGGTCGGCTTTAAAGTCTTTTATTAGATCGAAGAGCAAGATGATATTCGTTACATCCACGTAATCGCGGATGATTTTTGCAAAATGCATGAAGGAATCAAAGAAACTAAGAATTTCTTTGGTTACCTCATGGTCTTTGATTTGTTGAAAAATTTTGCTAGAAATGTATTCATTTTTAGCTTTCTTTATTGAGTCGACGACACGAGTGAGAACGTTTTTGGTCTCTGAGACAGTGTCGGAGTTTGATTCTTTTGGTCGTTCAGCAGTTTTTGAAGTTTTTCCACCTTGTGGGGATGATTCCACAATGCGGAGTTCGGCGATTTTGAGATCTATGGGTTTCTTGATAAAGTCATCATATACGTAGTTTTTCGCTTCGAGTTCTTCTGGGATTAACCTAATAGAAAAAGTTTTCTCATCTAAGTTTGTAGGTGGCACAATCTCCTCAATTTTGGCAGCGCTTTTTGATACGACTTGCGCAAAAGAGAGGGGTTTCTTATTAAGTTTTTCCAGGAAGAAATTCTTGCGAGCAACACGTGATAATTTCTTATCAACAGTCTTGATTGGCATTTCTATGGCGTCAGCAGTTATTTCGACGCCGGGTTCAAATCCAGCGGGACGTTCTTGATGTCGGAATGGCAGTGGGTCTTTTACATAGATACCTCTGACAGAAGAGTGTTTATCAAAGGTTTGAATGTATTCATACGTGGTGTCATTTTTAGTATGTGCTGTATATTTAAAGGTTGAATAGCGACAGCGATCGCAAACATAAGCAACACATTCACAATCATCGTTGACATATGGACACGTTGTTCGGTATCCACAATTTTGGCAGGGCACTTTTGAAGGTGCTTCGATTTTGCATCGTTGGTGGGTACAAGTCATTACATACTTGTCACCACTTTTGAAGATCTTATTTGCTTTAAGACCACATTCACAATCGTGGTGGCGATTGTAAACTTTAAGTCTTTGATTAAGTGTGAGAGTTGTGTAGTGTTTGGCGTTAGTAGTGTCACGCATACGATTTTTCTGTCGTATTGTGAAGTATTTTCGCGCACTTTCTTTAAAAATGCGGCGTTG